CAGGAGTTTGGCGAACTACGCGACGATTGATCTTTTTGCGTTTGATAGGTTTTCGTGTGTTCGCCATAAAATAAATTATCGCTTACTAATTAAGATAAACAGATCATCAACACGCGCTTCTAATCTGTTCAATTGATCCTTCATGCTTGAGCCACCATTGGGCTTAAGTTCTTGCAAATATGACTTAATAACCCAGCGTAGAACCAACAATATACTGCTTGCGATAGCGCATGCGCCAACGGCTAATCCAACCCATTCGTTCGGTGTCATTTCGCATTAACGCCATAATCATGCTCAGCACCGGATGTTGGGTCAATTGCTTTAGCCAATGGTGCAACTAATGAACCTAGCAGAATTGCATACTCTGGGCGGATGTCAGCCACAATTGCCAACACGACAGTTAAGCCACTAGCTGCAACAGCTCTTAGATATGACTTAATTGCTGCTTTGTGTTTCTTAGATAGTTTCATTATTTGCCTCCTAGTAGTGGGATGTTAAAGAATTCGCCTGTTTGATTTGGTTTGAATGAAATGTGAATATGTTTGTGATGCGAATTAATGCCTTTGTATTTGCGCCACTTCCAACCCAGCAATGGGGATGCTATTTTGCCAACATGAATTATGTAACTAATACGCTTATCGGTTTTTGCAACAACTCTGATTTGCTCTGCTAAGTAAATGCTCATCTCAGGCTGATCGCACAATTTGGCATCGACATCGATAGCACAAACTTCATTAGTTTTAGGCAGCGGGTTGTGATCGCTTTTAGTATTTTGATGTTTTTCGTTTCCGATCCAACCATCAGACTTGCGCGATCTATCGGCAAAGCTGTCGTCAATCTGCTCACGCATTTGAACAGCAGCTTTAGATAACCAAGCCTTCATTTAATTTGCTATAAACCTAATGCACGAAGATCATCAGTAGTTAAACCAAGAGCTGCTAACTTGGCTTGGGCTGTTGACTTAGCCTGAGCCTTTGCAGTTATTTGCGCCTCATAATCATCTTGTTCTTGTTTTCTTTTTGCAATAAATGCTTCTTTCTCAGCACCTAACAATTCAATTACTTCATCATTTACTTGTGAGTAAATCTTTTCGTTATTTGTTTTTGTCATTTTATATCTCATATCCATAGACAGTGAATGATCCTGTTATTGTGCCAGTTCCGGGAATGAACTTTATGCCAGTAAATTGTGTTGAATCTGTTTGTGTGCAAGCGTTTAAGAATTGATTAGCAGTTGCACCACCACCGCCATCTCTTATCATTCTCACAAAATAATTAGTTCTTGATGCTACATTTGGATTAAACATATCAATCATAATGGCATTGATTCCAGTTGAACCATAATTGGCAAAATTAGCAGTGCTGGCTCTTGCCCCATTTATTGTTGTATCATCTGCCTGTAATGTCTGTAACACATAATTTGTTGTAGTATCAACACCGCCTGATCTTAGATTTAAGGCTATGTTATTGCCTGTAGTGCTAGTAAAACTTAAAACAATTCTATACACATCATAAGTTGAACTAAAAAGACTATCAGTTGCTACATCTGAAACTGCACTAAATGATGTTTTGTTAATTTTAATTAAAGCACTTGCTGCTGTTGCTGGAGTAAACCATTCAGGAGCAGTTGCACCAGCATTAACTCGCAATTGTTGATTTGCAGTTCCTAATGCCAGTCTAGTTTTAACATTGGCAGTTGATGAGCGATATGCAAGATCGCCAAGAGTTGTTTCAGGATTTAAATTTTTTGTTGTTGTATCAATAGATGAACCAAGTGTGCGAATAGCTGATGCGCCATCCTTGACCAGCGCGGTGTCGTCTGGTGTTGTCCAGCCATAATTGGTAGTGGTTGCCATATTGTCCTTTATCTCAGGCTACGATTGTAGCGTATTCCCATGTCAAAGTTGGGCTTAAAGTGTTCCATGCCTCTGTGATTGGCGTGGTATTCCATCTCATTGCCACTTGGCTATAAGCCACAGGCGACAAGTTAATAGTCAGGAATAATTCATTGAACCTAGTGCTCCATGACCAGCCTTCAACATATCCTTCAAACTCACCTGTTGAGATTTGGTCAGGTAGGTTTTGCAAGTTAAGCGGTTGCCCCATAAATACACCAAGTAGATTATCCCGATCACTATTATCAATCTCTGGATTTGTAATTGGGAAGGTAATGCTCTGGAATGCTGGTTGTGGGAAGGCTCGTTGAGCAATATACCGATCTGCCACAGCTTGAGCATCAACGGCTGAATGTAGCACCGAGTTTATGCTTTCAGCTTTGTAGCCATAAGTTGCAATAGAACTTGCCGATGTTGCAGTTTCCTGTGATCCAAAATTATTGCCATAATTAATATACACATCATTACGAATATCACCTGACCTTGTAATGGTGCTAAGTCCTTGACCTAATGCATGATTGGCACTTAGATCAACATATCCGTTTGTGAGCAAATAATTCTGCCTGTGATCTGCATCGGCATAACCAATGTTGCCTTCATTGTCCTCATATAAATATCCAAATGCTGAGTTAGCAATAAGGCTTGCAATGTTGTAAATAGTATCTGTTTCGGCTGCTCTGTTTTCCATTGTGTATAAGCCCGGCTGATCTATTTCACCAAGTCCTAGATTTAGCGCATTAGCCCATGTTTCAGTTGCATCGTATCCTGCCCAAGTTGTAGCTGCTGGCACATCATTCCAAGTGCCAAGCAATACGCTAGACAATAAATCATAAATCTGATTGCCATCCTCATCCTGTGAGATTGTGCCGGCATATAATTCTTTTGCTAACTTAACAAGTGATCCCATTGCAAGCACTGTGTATTCAATAACAGTTGCATTTGATCCAGTTGCACCAACGCTAACTGTAATATCTGTTATATCTCCACCAAATATATTGACATAAGCCGCTGATGTGTTCTTAACTTGCAGACTTAAACTATCGTTAATGTCAAATGGCAAGGTTTGACCAGACAACGCCACAAATGTAATTTGCAAATAAGATGGATTTGGTTGCTGGTAAATGTCATCGCGACCAGCTTGATGCTGAATATCGCTTATTGCAATGTCTGTGTAATCAACACCTGCAACTGTAAGTTTCCAATCAGGCGACCATGCAGTCATTATCTATCTCGTAATGCTGTCTGTGATATTGATGGTGTTGATCTTGATGCGCTTTGATTTACCACCTTAGCCACAGCTCTTGCAGCACCTTCGCCATCTATTGCATTGACTGTAATATTAACTGGATTGCCTGATCCGTAAGTAAAGTTCGATCCGCCTCTAGGAACTGTTGGCAATGATGATCTACCTGCTGATGGTGCTGGGTTAGGTAATGCACCGATATTAACTCCTGGAATTATATTAACTGCTCTGATTAGTTCATTGGCAAGTGATACGACCAAGCCAATTGCTTCTCTTAGGAATACAATAAATGATTGAATTTTGTCAATTGTAAAAGCCACAAATTTACCAAAACCTTCAAAACTTTTACCAGTTTCATTAAGTGAATTACTTAAACCTTGATCACCTGTTAATCCTGCAATAAATCCGTTAAGTGCTGGTATGCCTTTGTCGTTTAAGAAGGTAATAAATTGCTCGACAAACGGCAATAATGCAACGCCTAAACTTTCCTTAGCCTCATCAAATGCAACAGTTAAGCGGTCAATTTTGCCTTGAAAAGTTTCTGCGTTTGTAGCAGCTGCGCCACCATAAAGTTCTGCAAGTTTGGCTTGCACCTCAGTAAATGACAATGTTGATAATTCTGCTTTAGATAAGCCAAGTCCTAATCTGCCTAAAGATGTAACATTGCCATCTTGCGCACGACCTAACGCGTTCGCGACCTGCTCTAAATCTTTACCAGATGCCTTGCTTATGTCTAACGCTAGTGTTAATAACTTTTGTGCTTCCTCAGTATCTTTAGTAGATACAGCCAATCTTTGTAATGCCGGTCTAAGCTGATCATCGGCAACACCTGTGGCAAGTGATGTTTTGAGGATCATGTCCTCAGTTGCCTTTATTTGGGCATCAGTAGCACCTGTGGCAGCCCGTAATGCATTGGCTAACCTAAGTTGTGCAGCCTCATCTTCTATTGCAGCTTTGACCCCATCAACGGCTAATTTAGTGCCATAGGCAACGGCAGCAGCAGCAGCAACCGCAAATGCAGCAGCCGCCTTCTTTCCAAATGCTGAAATCTTTTGGCTGTTAGTTTCAACGGCATTGTCGGCTTGATCTAACTTCTTTTTTAAGTCATCAATATCCGCAAGGATCTTGAGCGATAAGGTTCTACTATCTCTTGCCATTATGACCACTTATCCAAAATGCGATTGTATGCAGCTTCCCATCGGTTAATCAATTCAGGCTGAATTCTGCGAAGCGTTGGGTAGATAAACCAGCCACGCGAACCTCTGCCTTCCCGTCCTGAATATGCAGGAAACTGTTTGAACTTATTAGATCCAAACTCAACACCACCCCATAAGGTTTGCGTGTTAGCCCCACCTGAAAATTTCTGTCGTGCGAAACCATATTTGAACTCACCGATTTTGCTTGTCTTTGAAATGCTAACTCCGTCTGCAACTCTCTGCGCAACCTTGCCTGATTTTGTTCTGCCTCTAGCTGCCGTTTTAATTTCCTCAGCTGCATAAGTCGCCAAAAGATTAGACTGAACTCTTGCCTCTTCAGTCGCTTGCGCATCCATAACTTTGAAAGCCTTGAGAATATCGCGTATGTCATTGCGATTGTAAGCAATTGTTTCACTTGCCATACCTCGCCTCCAATACTTCTATCGCTGTCAAAATGTCGTCTGCATCAACCCATTCACTCATTGGTATGTTGGTGGCTATTGCCAGCTCAACCAATAATCTGCTTAGGCTTCCTGCTGCGTGGCTTTTGGGTTTGCATCACCGACTATTACATCGCTGACTGTTTCCATCCATGCATCAAATGGTTTGACTGGCTTTCCAGCAGCTTCACGCTTGTGTGCGTTGTATGCTAAAAACATCAGATCCCACATGCCAAGTTTTTCTTTCGCTTGGCTTATAGTGAAAGAAGTAGCCTTCTCCCATTTAGCCCACTCAGGCGGTTGGGCAATATATGTTGCTTGCTCGCCTGAGTTATATTCAATTGTAATTGGTAACTTCATTTTTTTGCTCCCGTTTCTATTTTTTAACTAAATGTTTCGGTTACTGCTCCACCTGTAACTAGGAATTCGTATGCAACTGTTTGTGCATCCATTCCTGATCCACCAACTGTTGGGTAACTTGGCTTAATTGGGAATGAAAATGATGCGCCTGTTGCACTTACTAAAGTGATTGTGATGTCTGTGTCTGGTGCACTATCGCATGCAGTCCATAGTGCCTCACATACGGAACTTGTCTTGCCCCAATCGGCTAACATTTCAAGTGCAAATGTAGCTGATACATTTGTGGTTTTGTAAGCCTCGCCATCAAGTGTTTGATAGGTCTGTCGCTCTAAAACCTTTGTTAAAACTGCGCTGGTTGCTTGTGCTTCGATGTCTGTTCCACCTGTGAAAGACAACGAAATATCGCGACCGGTGATTACTGTGGTTGCCATGATTTCTCCTTAGAC